CGTTTCAAAGTGTCGTATTTTGATGACGAAAATATCATCTATGGGTCACTTTACAAAACGCCTGAGAAAATTAGAACCAAAGGTCATGGTGTCAATGGAAAGATGCTGACGTGCTATGTGCTTTCTAAACCGTTCAAGCCTTATCTGGATCTATGGATGCAGAAACGGCAGGAGTTGGGAATTGAAAGTGAGTGGTTGTTCCCCAATAAGGAAGATTTTACACAACCGCTTCCGATTTCCACACTGAACAGTTGGGCGGAGACATTCTCCGCTATCCTGGAAATCCCTGTGTATTGGCACAGTCTACGGCATTTCTTTACAACCTCGCTTGCCAAAGCCAATCTGCCGGACTCTGTAATCAAGACCATTATCGGCTGGGACAGTCTTGAAATGGTTGCGACATACAAGGACATCGACGATGAGGAAGAAATCGGAAAGTATTTTGCTGATGGTGAGATCATTGCCCAGAAGCAGACGGGGCTTTCTGATCTGTAAGGGAGGAATATATGAATGAGCAAGTAATTCACGACTACTTTCGTGCGAAAGGGTTGAACGAGTACGGGATCGCCGGTTTGATGGGCAATTTGTTTGCTGAGAGCGGCCTTAACCCCAAGAATTTGCAGAACAGTTATGAAAATGCTCTCGGTATGAACGACAACGCCTATGTTGCCGCTGTGGATAATGGCACCTACACAAACTTCGTGCAGGACAAGGCGGGTTTTGGACTCGCACAATGGACTTATTGGAGTCGGAAGCAAGCCCTTCTGAACTTTGCAAAGGCTTCTGGCAAATCTATCGGCGATCTGAATATGCAGTTGGACTTTCTTTGGAAAGAGCTGTCTGAAAGTTACCCCAGTGTTTTGGCGGTGCTGAAGACGGCTCTTTCCGTGTTTGAGGCGTCCAACGCTGTATTGCTGAATTATGAGAGGCCGGCAAATCAAAGTGTGGGCGTTCAGAAAAAGCGGGCTGAGTATGGACAGAGGTACTATGACCAGTTCGCTATGACCATTCAGAAAGGAGGGAGCGCTATGAAATATTCAGAGCGCAACAAGCCCCTGGTATGTATGCAGACCCATAGCACCTGCTATCAGGGCACTCGGAAAATGGATGTCAAAGGCGTTTTGTGGCACAGCACTGGCGCGAACAATCCTACATTGCGGCGCTATGTGCAGCCTGGTGCCGATGATCCGAACTATGCCAATCTGATGGCACTGCTTGGCAAGAACAACAACGGGAACGACTGGAACCACACTTCTGTGCAGGCAGGCTTGAACTGCTGGATTGGCAAGCTGGCAGATGGCAGTGTTACTACCGTCCAGACTATGCCGTGGAACTATCGGCCTTGGGGCTGTGGTTCGGGAAGCAAAGGCTCTTGCAACAACGGCTGGATTCAGTTTGAGATCTGTGAAGATGGTCTGGCAGACGCCGACTACTTCAACAAGGTCTACAAGGAGGCGTGCGAGATTACCGCCTACCTTTGTAAGCTCTACAACATTGATCCGCATGGGACGGTTCTGGTCAACGGCGTGAAAGTGCCCACCATTTTGTGCCATGCTGACAGTTGCAGGCTGGAGCTTGGCTCTAACCACGGCGATGTGCTTCACTGGTTCCCGAAGTTTGGGAAGTCAATGGAGACAGCGAGGAATGATGTGGCGGCACTGCTGGGTTCTGCACCGGCGTCAAAGCCAACAAGTGTGAGTTACCAGGCAAAGGTTATTGCTCAAGACGGATTGAACTGCCGAGATAATCCTAACGGTTCAATTATCATGACATATCCGGCGGGCACTCTGCTCAGTATTTCTCAGGAGAACAACGGCTGGGGCTTTACTGGTACAGGCTGGGTGTCTTTGGATTGGGTAGAAAAAATCAAAACGGATAATGGAATGGAGGATGAGGATATGGATATGACACGTTTCAAAGAGCTTTTCAGTGAAATGCGTAAGGATCTGCAAGACAACGATAGTGGCGCATACAGCAAGGAAGCGCGTGAGTGGGCATTGGCTACTGGCCTAATCGCTGGCAATGGCACCCAGATTAACGGAGAACCCAACTGTATGTGGCAGGACTTCCTGACTCGTGAACAGCTGGTGACGGTTCTCTACCGTTTTGCCCAGATGATGGGTAAGGCGTAAGGGGTGGCAGTATGGTTGTTTTCGGACAAAACGGAAAGCGTGTTGCAAGCCATTATCAGCCCGTGAAAACAGCCAAGAAAAAGGATTATTCCAAGCGGTTGATTTCTGATATTCGACTGTTGCTCTGGGTGGTAACACTCGGAGGAATTTTCCTTGCATTCTATTGTATCCGTAAAGGGTATGTCGGCTCTCTGCCGTGGCTATCGGCTATGGTGGGGTTGCCGTGGACTGCACATGGGACGGTGTGCGCTTTCTACTTGAATATGGCGAAGTCAGATCACAGCGAGGGTGGAATTACCTTTGAGTCTGCAAAAGCAAACAATTTTGAAACATACGATGTCGGCAGTGATGATAGTCCAGCGATTTGATAAGGAGAAGAAAAATGGTTCAACTTTTTATTTCCCAACCTATGCGGGGTAGATCTGATGAAGAGATTGCCGTAGAGCGGGAGTATGCGAAACTCGCCGCTGAAAGGATTTTGAAAGATGATGTTGAGGTAATTGACAGCTTCTTTCAAGATGGCGATAAAAAGCCCTTGGAGTATTTGGGTGAAAGCCTAAAGCTCTTAGCGGTTGCTGATTGGGTATGGTTTTGTGATGGATGGGAGCAGGCCAGAGGATGTAAGATTGAAAACCTATGTGCCCGTGAATATGGCATTCCCATCATTCATGCGTAAAAAGGAGGATGAATTATCATGGATACTGAGTGGGTAAGACTGATCGTTTCTGTTCTTTCCGGGCTTGCCGCAACCATTCCGCTGGTTGTTCAGCTGGTGAAATATGTGCAGCGTGCAATTAAGGAGAAGAACTGGCCGCAGGTTGTGAACCTGGTTATGGGCTACATGGAGCGTGCGGAGGCAATGTTCGAGAAAGGTGCCGACCGAAAGGAGTGGGTGCTTGCTATGGTTAAGGCTTCTGCCGATACCATCAAGTACGAAATCGACATGGACGAAATCTCTGCGCTGATTGATAGCCTGTGCGATATGAGCAAGGTGGTCAACAACAGTGCGGAGGTGAAAACAAAATGACTCTAAAAGACATTTTCCTAAGTGGTAGCGGCGCTCTGGTTGTCATTCTGATGCTGATTCAGATTACGCCAATTAAGGTTGATCCGTTTGGCGCTCTTGCTCGGTGGATTGGTCGTGCGCTGAATGGTGATGTGCTGAAGAAGCTGGACAAGATGGAGAGTGCTCAGGCAGAAACACGAGAGCGGCTGGATGAGCATATCCGCATTGACAATGAACGCAATGCGGATACCCATAGAGTGCAGATTCTTCGGTTTAATCGGGAGTTGTTGCAGGAGGCTCCGCATACCCAGGAGGATTTTATCGAAGCTCTGTCAGAGATTGACTTTTATGAGCACTATTGTAAGAGCCACCCTGAGTATGAAAATAACCGAGCGGTGCTGGCGATTGAGAATATCAAGCGTGCCTATATGGAGTGGCTGGAGAAGCACGAGGGAACGTAAGCAGAGGGTAGCCCGGATTTGAGCTTCAGGCTACCCAAGAAACATGAGATGTAAAGAATAGTATAGTAATACTACAGATTTGGAGCTGATCGAATATCGGTTCTTTTGCCGGGGAGTTGGCTTTTTATGCCAGCTTCCTATTTTTTTGCATTTGTGGTATTTTGAGAAATTCTGGGAATAAGCCGGGGCGTAGGTATCAATCACGATACTCACGCCCTTTTTTTTGTCCCGCAAGAAATTTGAAACCCACATCGAGCTTTTCTTCAAATGGTGTAAACTTGGTGTAAATCTGAAATGGTACTCCCGGCATACCAGAACATTTTACACAAGATATGGTATGTTTTGACGATTGGCGCACTGTATTTTGCGCTTTTCTGGTGTTGCTGAGAAAATCCTTGTTATATTTGGAGGACAAAATGCTGGGCGCCCTCCTGTTCGGAGCCCCGGTGCTGTACAGTGCCCAGCCCATCCCCCGCGAGGACGTGCCCCAGGGCTGGTACTGCTACGACCTGCGGGGTACTGCCCGGCATCCGGACGAACCCCACGCGCTGGTGGATCTGGCGGAGGAAAACCATGCCGGTTCGATCCTCTCCTATCTGCCGCTGAAAAAAGGCGGCTCTCAGTTCCGGCTGGTCAAGGATATGTTCCAGATGACCGGTACAAATCCCAGCTTGGCGGAGTTCTGTGCTGAGGAAAAGATCCGCTGCCCTGAAACGCCTGTCCGCCATCAGCTGTGCCCCGCATGGGGTATTTTCCGAAATCCATCAGTCTGTGTCAATACCGGACGATATTAAAGGCATTGAAACCTATATTTCCACTTATGCAGTCTGGGAAGGTTGGAAGTGGTGTGATGTGAAGTGTTTTCAACAAAAGGGATAGCGGAACACGATTACGGAGGCAGCCTCATAATGAACAAAGAAAAGGCTTTGAAACTATCACGGCGCATCCTTTTAGCCGGAATGTCCATACTTACGATTCTATTCTTCCTTGATATTAAGTTCGTAGTGTTGGGGATAAACATTCTTGTGCTGGATATGCTGACTGCCGGCATCTGGGCCTTTGTCCGTTTATGCAGGTGGGCTGGCCGTGAAAATACAGAAAAAAGGACACTCGCCGTAATTGCTGTAATGCTTATGGGAGTATTTGCAGCGCCAGTTCTACTGTTTGGTCTGGGATGTACGGTGGATGGCCTGAGTATGTTGAGGGAACAGAACCGCAGACACACCGTACTTTTGTGGTGGAGTATCACCGAAATATGCTTCAAAAGGGGACGGCAAAGGTATATGAGCGGTTCGGTCCTCTGCTATTCCCCTGTGGTGTACCAGAATACAGCGGGAATCTGGCTCTTGATGAACTGGATGCAGAATATGCAAGTGTCTACATCAGCGAGGAACAACAAGCAATTACCGTTTCTCCTTTCATCTACGGACCAAGGTTTCATATTCCCCTAAAATTGCCAGAAGGGACCGTAAAAACACCGGAACGATTGCTGATTGAACAGCCCATCGATGATAATCACGACGCTTTCCTGATCGACACGGCCGGCAAACTCGGAACGCTTCTAGTGACGGCGGAGTTGGACGAGCAGATGCCCGTCCAGGACTGCCGCGCCACTGTGCGCTTCACCGTCTGGGACCCCGACGCCATGGACGAACCCCTTCAAACAATCATAGCGGGTACGAATATCTTCTTGGACTGGAGCATCATAGACGCCAACTTCGATGGCTACACAGACTTCACCTGCACCTATCTTCGAGGGAACCAGCCCTATTACGATCACCTCTGGATCTGGAGCGAAGAGCACCGGCAATTCGAGGGCGTTCCAGAGTATGACGAGATCTCTGCCCCAGAATTGGTTACGGAAACCGAGACCATCTACGGCTTTAACCGCAGCAGCGCCGGCGGCACAGGACTGCATACTTTCCACCAATGGATCAACGGAAATCTCACCTGTGTGCGCCAAATCAAGATCGACTCCGGTCTGGCCAATACGGTCCGCATGTCTGTCCAGGACCGCGTTGCTGGTGAACTGGCGGAGATCTATCACGAAGATTTTCCCATAGAGTCCGGCGGCTGGCAGGACGCGCAAATGGTGTGGCACGACCTGGACTACCACGGCGAGCCGGGCGGAATCTATGACCTCTTCCAACAGCAACCCATAGATGACACCCACGATGCCTTCCTGGTGAGCACCGGCGGCAAGCTGGGCACGTTACTGGTGACGGCAGAACTGGCTATGGAAAACAAGGATGAATTTGGAACCCGCGATATTACATTTTCTGTCTGGAATCCGGTTGATATGGAACAGCCCATCCAAACATTTTCAGAGGAGTTTATGATGGGCGTCGCACCGGAGTTTCATCATGTGGTGGACGCTAATTTTGACGGCTTTCAAGATTTTGGGGATCTCTTTCATGCAGGAAATCAACCATATTATCAACATTACTGGCTGTGGGACGAGGTGCAAGGTCAATTCCAATACTGTGCGCCTCTTGTAGAGATTTCACAGCCCGTATTTGACCCGGAGCGGCAGGTAATCACCGGCTGGGCACGCAGCAGCGGAGCCGGTGATGGTATCAACACCTTCCACCGCTGGGAGGACGGGGAGCTGGCTTGCGTGCGGCGGATCGAATCATTCTCACCGTGGGAGGAGCCAAGCATTGTCTGTGTGCAAGATCGGATCAATGGAGAACTCCAACAGGTCTATCGCGAGGAGTTCCCCTGGCCCGGCGAGGAGCCGGAAGGGCAGGAAG